GGACCACTTCCTCCTGATAAAGTAAAAGCATTCTTTGATGCTAGACCAGGTGCGCTAGCATCGCTGGCTAGAACTGTTACATTTGCCAAAGCTACCGGTGGTGGAACATTAACAGAGATAAACACTAGATGGAATGCACTTAGTACTGCGGCAAAAGCAGTTTATGAACAGCAAGCTCTACAAGCAGTAATTAATGGCGATCCATCAGTACAAAGTCAATATCAATTAATTAAAAATCAGGTAATTTATGGTACAATCTAATCTTCCAGCTAATTTAATTCAAGCTGACTCAGCAGATGCAGTTAAACAATTTTTTAATATGTATTTCACTGAGCCAGCTATCTTTCCAGCTCAAGAAATAGATGCAGTAGTTGGATTTTTCTCAAAAAGAGGATTTGATGAGCTGGCTAGCAACTCAACTGCTATTATCCTTTTACAACAAGCAAAAATAGATAATGTAAATGTTTTTACTTTATTAGACACGTTGAGCAATCTTGAAGAACTTAAATTGTCAGCAGTAGTAGCACAAGTATTAAATTACAACAGACAAAAAATATCCACCTTAGGATATAGACGCACTGACAACTCGGACCTATTAGAGAAAAGAAATATAGTAGTATGAGTAAGTTTGCCCACGGCAAGTTCCAACCAAAGAACCCAGCAAAGTATATTGGGATAGGAACTCCTAGTTATAGATCAAGCTGGGAATATGCTTTTATGACATTCTGCGATAACAATCCAGCAGTAACTAACTGGGCCAGTGAAAGCATTAAAATACCTTATCGTAACCCGTTTACTGGTAAACAAACAGTATATGTACCAGACTTCTTTATTAACTATGTTGATAAGAACGGCAAGATGCACGCCGAAGTAATTGAAGTTAAACCTTTAAAACAAACAAGTCTACGTGAAGCAGGACGTAGTAAACATGCCCAAGCCCACGCAGTATTAAATATGGCAAAGTGGGAAGCAGCCAGAGCATGGTGTAAACAACAAAACGTGTTCTTTAGAGTTATCTCCGAAAATGATATTTTCCATACGGGCAAGTGATAAGTAATAGTATGACTAAGAAGCTCGAAGAATTATTAAATTTACCAGAAAGCAAAGAAATTGCTAAGAAGGAACGAGTTGCAGAAACCAGCGAAGCAAGAGCTAACGCACCTTCTGATAACTTATTCCGTGATATTGCAGATTTTGATAAAATCTCTGCTAGTTTGCCTAAAGTTGAAGGCTTAGGGGATTTAGCAGACAGCGAATTTGATGCATTGGCTCAACGTGCTACAGATGCCTATGACGATCTAATGGATCTAGGTATGAATGTAGAAGCACGTTATAGTAGTCGTATTTTTGAAGTAGCCGGCGGGATGCTTAAAAATGCTATAGATGCTAAGTCAGCTAAAATTGACAAGAAATTAAAAATGATCGAATTGCAAATTAAAAAAGCTAAACTCGATCAAGATGCTAAACCCGCAGGGGACGATAATATGATAGCAGGAGAAGGAACCATTATTACAGACCGTAATAGCCTGCTTGAAAAATTACGTAATATGAAATAAATAAAGTATGCGGGAATTAATATGAAATCATTTGCAGAATACCTAACTGAAAGTAAGAAAACTTACGAATTTAAGATTAAAATCGCTGGTGATCTATCAGAAGGATTTTCTTCTGATTTACAATCAGCTATGGAAAAGTTTGCCGTTGTTAAGATGAGCACAGGAAAGCGTACTCCTATTCAAGACGTACCTTTAGATTTTCCTTTACTTAAAAATACACACGTTACTGTATTTGATTTAGAAGTTAACTACCCAACAACACCACAAGTTTTAGAAAGTTATATTTGCCAAGTTTGCGGTTGCCCAGAAGGCAATGTAGTTGTTCGCACAGCTAACGAACCTAGCGAAGAATATCAAAGACATCTAGGAGAAAAACTAGAACCATTATTAGGCGAGCCTGAGAAAGCAGCCGAAGATGGTCAAAGTTTAGTAGGTGAAAAGCGTATTAGTAGCTTTTTAAAAGACCTTGCTAATGACGCAAAGGACCGTGCTTGTAAAGATCAACCAAAAGGCGATTATGAAGCAATGCCCGAAGCTACAGCTAGCATTAGCCCAGTAGGCAGTCATCAAAACAAACTACCAGTTGGAACAACAGCCGCTGGACTAAAAGGAAAATAAAATGGATATGAAAAAATTACTGACCATCGTGTCAGAAAGCAAACAAGTAAATGAATGCGGCATGATGGACCAGGCTCCTATGAGTCCAAGTATTCCAACTGCACAACCAGTATCTATGAGTGTTAATCTAAATGCTCAAGGTATTGACAACATTAAAGAATTAATTCAGTTAATGCACAAGGCAGATAGTCCTTTGGCAGCTGGTCCAGTAGGCGGAATGAATATGCCCCCAGAACCAATGCCTACAGTAAGTTCTGCTCCGGCACTTAACGCTGAGCCAGCAATGACAATCCCAATGGCTCCTCCAGTTGAACCACAACCTGGTGTTGATCCACTTGATGACTTAATCAAGAAAGCTGGAATGGCAGTCAAGCCAAAAGATGAACCAGAAGCAAAAGGTCCAGAAGGCAAAAAAGAAGGTGAAGAGGGTGGAGAAGCTCCTGCACCAAAAGCTGAAATGAACAAAGTAGCTGACGAAGTAAAAGACATGGCGGATACTCTAGCTGACGTAAACGATGGCGAGAAGAAAGCCGAAGACTATGCTAACACCCCAGATGAAAAGTATGGCGATGTCAACACAGTTATACCAACTGGTAACGATCTTGCAAGCAAGGGTAAAGAAGCTCCTAAAGTTAACGGTGGCGGAAACCCAATGGAAAGCATTCGTAAGATGCTAGATGCACGTTACAAAGAAATCAAAGAAGCAAAAGCTAAACCAGATTATATTGATGCAGACGGAGATGGCAACGAGAAAGAGCCAATGAAGAAAGCATTCAAAGACAAGAAAATGAAAGAAGCAGATAATCGCGCACCTACTAAAAAGACTGGTGAGCGTGATGTAACTTTACCAAGTGGCGCAAAAGTTAAAGCTCATACATATCAAGGTCACCAAAGTCAGAAAGCTGACAAGGAAGCCAACAAAGAGCGTAAAGCAAGCTACAAGGCATAATTTCGTCGGCAGTTGCATTGTGATTAAGACAATGCCAAATGGGCTCTTCGGAGCCCATTTTTTTCGTTAAATAAAAGCATGGGAAGTAAATCATTAGACGGCGTTCTAATTAAGAAAGCCAATAGACAAGAAACGTTTACTGAAAATCAAATTCAGGAACTTGCATTCTGCATGGAGCCTACAGGCGGCTATGAATACTTTTGCAGAAACTTTTTCTATATCCAGCACCCAGTAAAAGGTAAACTGTTATTTGAACCTTACACTTATCAAGTTAACTTATTACACAGCTACCACGATCATCGCTTTAACATTAATATGCTTCCACGTCAAAGTGGTAAGACTACTTGTGCCGCTGGTTATTTGTTATGGTATGCAATGTTTCACCCGGACCAGACTATTCTAGTTGCCGCTCACAAATATTCAGGCGCACAAGAAATTATGCAACGTATTCGCTATGCATATGAAGATTGCCCCGATCATATACGTTGCGGTGTTATTAACTATAACAAACAAAGTATTGAATTTGACAACGGAAGTCGTATTGTAAGTCAAACAACTACTAGCAATACAGGTCGTGGTATGTCTATATCATTACTATACTGTGACGAGTTTGCATTCGTGCAACCTAACATTGCTAGTGAGTTTTGGACTTCTATCTCACCGACACTAGCTACTGGTGGTCGAGCAATTATTACATCAACACCTAACAGTGACGAAGATACATTTGCTACTATCTGGAAAGAAAGTCAAAAGAAGTTTGACGAGTTTGGTAATGAAACAGAAGATGGGCGTGGTGTAAACGGATTCTTTGGATTTCGCTCTGAATGGCATGAACATCCTGATCGAGATGAAAAGTGGCGCCAAGTTGAAATGGGCCGTATCGGTGAAGAACGTTTCCGTCGAGAGTACGGTTGCGAATTCTTAGTCTATGACGAAACGCTAATTAACAGTATTTGTCTTGCAGGCATGGAAGGCAAAGAACCTGTCCTTAAAATGGGACAAGTACGTTGGTATAAAAAGCCTACAGATGATATGATATATGCAGTTGCCTTAGATCCTAGTTTAGGTACTGGAGGCAACTATGCGGCTATTCAAGTTGTTGAATTACCTAGCATGACTCAAGTTGCTGAGTGGCAACATAATACAACTCCCGTAGAAGGACAAATTAAGATCCTTAAAGACATTAACAAATACATTGCAGATTGTTGCCCTAAAATGAACGGACAAAACATATACTGGAGTGTAGAAAACAATAACATCGGCGAAGCTGCCTTGATTGTTATTAAGAACATGGGCGAAGAACATATTCCTGGTTTGTTTATCGCTGAACCAATGCGTAAAGGACATGTACGTAAGTATCGCAAAGGATTCAATACTACACATAGTACTAAAATATCTGCATGTTCTAGACTAAAACACTTAATTGAAGCTGGAAAACTTAAAATTGCTAGTAAGCCCTTTATCAGCGAACTTAAAGCATTTATTGCCACAGGTGTTACATTTAAAGCAAAAGTTGGCGAAGCTGACGACTTAGTTTCGGCTATGTTGCTGATTGTACGTATGTCAGCAGTACTAGCAGACTGGGATACTAGGGTATTTGACGTAATGACAGGTCGTCTAGACAATGACGATTTTGAAGATTTTGAGCCGCCAATGCCAATATTCGTTTCCAGCAGTTTCTAATAAATACTACTATGAAAGACTTGACCACTATTTCGACTGATTTGTTTAACAAAGTTCGCAGCCGCTTCTCTAAAATCTCTATGGGGGATAAAGAGGGTGCTGTAACTACTGACCCAGAAGAAGCACGATTTTTTGATATAACATATACAGTTTCCGGCCACAACTTAGGCAGAGTTAACTTAAAAGTTGACGACGGCGCCTTAACTGTAATCTATGACGAAGCAATGTGCGACGGAGAAGCAGAAGAAGTTAGAAATGATTGGTTTGATTTTTTAAAAGAATTACGACAGTTTGCAAGAAAAAACTTGCTCACTTTTGACACACGCGATATCGCTAAATCAAATTTAGACAAACGCGACTACGAATACCTAGCACAAAAGACCGGAGAAGAAAAAATGAGTGAATCGAAACTATTTGGTACAAGCAAGACTAGTTACCAAGACGTAGGTGAGGCTAAAATTATTGTCAAGCACAGCGCACCTGTAAATTACAATAATCCAGCTGGCCGCACACAGCGTATCGAAAGTATCTACATTGAAAGCTCAACAGGTGAACGTTTCCGTTACCCAGCAAAGCATTTGAACGGTGCTCGTGCAATGGCAGTACACGTAGCCAATGGCGGCAATCCATATGATCCAATTGGTTCACATATTTCTGGATTGAGCGAGGAACTAAGCAAACTCCGTCAATTTAAAAATTATACACACCGCTCTGGTCTAGTAGCAGAAGCTATGGGAGACATCAACGAGCGTGTTGCAGAACGAATTGAAGCAGTTAAACAAGAAGTTGCGAGCCTTCAGAAGCAATCAAATTATGAAAGTTTCCGTGAAAGTTTTGCACCAACTGAGTCACAAGAAGTTCCTGAAGACATGGTCAACAGCTGGGTAGATGCACTAACTATTCGTACATTCAACGAAGAACTAAAGAGTGTATTCCCATACATTTACAAACTAGTAAGTGAAAAGCGCGAAGGCGAATTAAACTATGAAGACCTAGTAAATGAAGAATCTACTTGCTCAGTATGTAACGAAGATCCATGCTCATGCGAAGACAAGAGCAAAGATATGGACGAGCACAGTATGTTTGTTGACTTTGAAAAGACAGTAAATGAAATTGGTGCTTTGCAATTTGAAAAGGCATGTCCGACATGTCACGAAGATCCATGCTCATGTGATGATCACTCACATGGCGAATCTGCAGAGCCACAACAAGGCCCAATTACACAAGAAGTAGTTGAGTTCATTCAATCTATGTATGATGCACAGACTGGAACTTTCCCACGTGGCGAAGAAGGTGTTAAGATTGCATGTGAAAAGAAGTTCGGCGAACAAGCTGGACAATTTGCTCATTATGTAGTTGAGAAACTAAGTGCCAAGACACAAGGAATGGGAGCACCGACTATGCAAGAACAGCCAGTGGCTCCAACAGTTCAAGCAGATCCTATGCTAGACTCATTAGCTCGTATTAAAGAACTAGCAAAATACTAAAACGGTAATATCGACCACATTTAAGGGTGGTTTGATGTTGCAATACTAAATAAAAGTGCGTACAATAACATGTATGCACTTTTTGTTTTACATTGGTGTAAAACAATATAAAGGCAAAAACAGGCATAACAATAGGAGAAATATTATGGCCACATTAGCAGAAATCCGTGCAAAACTTCAGGCACAAGAAAACAAAGCAGGCGGCGGTGACCGTCCCGTTGGTGACAACGCAATCTATCCATTTTGGAACCTCGAGCAGGGCAAAGAGTCTACAGTAAGATTCCTTCCAGATGGCGACTCAAACAACACATTCTTCTGGGCAGAACGCCTAATGATCAAACTACCTTTCGCAGGTGTTAAGGGTGAAACCGACTCACGTCCAGTACAAGTTCAAGTACCTTGTATGGAAATGTACGGCGAAACTTGCCCTATCCTAAGCGAAGTCCGTGGTTGGTTTAAGGACAAGTCTTTGGAAGACATGGGTCGTAAGTATTGGAAGAAGCGTTCATACATTTTCCAAGGCTTTGTTGTAGACGATGGTTTGAAGGAAGATGGTACTCCAGAAAATCCAATTCGCCGATTCATTATCGGTCCTCAAATTTTCCAATTGATCAAGTCAGCATTAGTTGACCCAGAGTTGGAAGAATTGCCAACAGACTTCGCACGTGGTGTTGACTTCAAGTTGGTTAAGACAAGCAAAGGTGGTTACGCAGACTACTCTACTAGTAAGTGGAGCCGTCGTGAGCGTCCATTAACTGACTCAGAACTTGACGCAGTTAAGGCACATGGCTTGTTTAACTTACAAGACTTCTTGCCTAAGAAGCCAGGTGATGTTGAGCTCAAAGTTATCAAGGAAATGTTCCAAGCATCAGTTGACGGTGAGCCGTTCGACAAAGAAGCATGGGGTCAGTATTTCCGCCCAGCCGGTATGGGACAAGTAACCGGTGATCCTAACAAGTCAACTTCGGCTGCTCCAGCAGACGACACAGTTGATCCAGATGAAGCACCAGTTCGTAGTGCTCCAGTGCAGTCTGCTCCAAAAGCAGAAGCTAGTGGTGGTAGCGGTCGTGCAGAAGACATTCTTGCAATGATCCGTAATCGTCAAAAGCAGTAATCAAGAATAGAAGGAGCTTCGGCTCCTTCTCATAACTATAAGCACAAGGAGAACGTATGGCTACGAAAGCATTTGACCTTTCGAAATTCAGAAAGACTCTGACAAAAAGTATTGATGGACTTGGTGTCGGTTTTAATGATCCAACAGACTGGATCTCTACAGGCAATTATGCCTTAAACTATCTAATCAGCAGTGACTTTAACAAAGGTGTTCCACTAGGTAAAGTTACAGTTCTTGCAGGTGAATCTGGTGCAGGTAAATCATATATCTGTTCAGGTAACATTGTAAGACACGCACAAGAGCAAGGCATTTATGTTATCTTAATTGATAGCGAAAACGCTCTTGACGAATCTTGGTTACACGCATTAGGTGTAGATACAAGCCAAGATAAACTTCTTAAACTCAATATGGCTATGATCGATGACGTAGCTAAAACTATCAGTGAGTTTATGAAAGAATACAAAGCAATGGAAGAACGTCCTAAGGTTCTTTTCGTTATCGACTCATTGGGTATGTTGTTAACCCCAACTGACTTAAACCAGTTTGAAGCAGGTGACTTAAAAGGTGATATGGGCCGTAAGCCTAAGGCACTGACAGCACTAGTTCGTAACTGTGTTAATATGTTTGGTAGCTACAATGTTGGTTTAGTTTGTACTAATCACACATACGCAAGCCAGGACATGTTCGATCCAGATGACAAGATCTCAGGTGGTCAAGGTTTTATCTACGCAAGTTCTATTGTTATTGCTATGCGTAAGTTAAAGCTCAAGACAGACGCAGATGGTAATAAGACTACTACTGTAAATGGTATTCGTGCCGCATGTAAAATCATGAAGACACGTTATGCAAAGCCATTTGAATCAGTACAAGTTGAAATTCCTTATGCTACTGGCATGAGTCCTTACAGCGGCCTTGTTGATCTATGTGAAGCCAAAGGTATTCTCACAAAAGACGGTAATCGACTTAAATACGTTTCTAAAGATGGTACAGAATTAAAGATGTATCGCAAAGAATGGGATCGCAATGAAGAAGGCGGCCTCGACAAGATCATGCTTGAATTTGACGATACAGCAGTACCAACTATCATTGACCAAGAAACTGGAGAAATCTTAGAATGATTAACGAAGACCACATTATCGACATCTGGACTGGACTGAAAGAATTTTTTGACAAGAAAGCCATTGAAACTGTTGCCAGTAAGTATGTTGACATCCTTGCTGACAACGGTGTAGCCGACCATGTTTTCAAAGCTGCCTTAGGCGGTGACGAAGATTTGGATACTGCCATTGAGTATTACCTCGATGACTGGGACGGCGAAGAGGAAGATGTAGATTACGAGTCAGAAGATTACGATTCTGATGAGGAATAACTGTGTGGTATAACAAAGTTGCTAAAGATATTGGCAATATCCCCGATGCAGTGGATTACTTTGAAAAAGAGCTGATTGCCGCAAGAGATGAATGCCGTATAACGGGTAATTTAGAGAAAGCCGCGGCGAGTATGCCAGGCATCGTGGAGCAACGTTTCAATCAATTACAAGAAATTGAAGCAATTCTAGAATATTTGAATATTGAACTACGAAGATTGAAAAGTAGCCACTTTAGAAAGTATCTGGAAAGTTATGCTAGAGCACTAAGCAGTCGAGATGTTGAAAAATATGTCGAAGGCGAAGCGGATGTTGTTGATATGGAAAAAATTATCAATGAATTTGCTCTACTTCGAAATAAATGGTTAGGCATTACCAAAGCACTTGATCAAAAACAATGGCAAATTACAAACATTGTAAAATTACGTGTTGCTGGTATGGAAGACGCCAGGTTGTAAAAGAAAAGGTTGCTGAAATATGCAACCTTTCTCTTGACTTTTGTAAAAAACCCTGTATAATATAGTTATGAGTCATACTATTGAAGATGCCATCGAAATTTTGGCAGGAATTCGTCCTCGTATTATTAATATACGAATAGATCATAACGAAAAGAATTTGATTAAGAGCATTGGCAGACAAGTTGCCAATGGAATTGCTCTTACTGACCGTCAACTCGACTTATCTTTGAAAAAAATCAAAAAATATCAAGGAAATTTGGAAAAAAATAACATAGACATTGAAACTATGTTGTTGACAAAACCATTAAGACTGCCGCTACGAGAAATTGATCGCAGTCAAACAATTTCTTTTGAAAAAAATGAAGATGGAAAACCTATTATTTTAGTAAAAGGCACTAGATCCAAGATTTTTCAGGAAAAATGGTCAAAAATTGAAAATAGCATGATTGGCGAATACGTTGACAAAGCCATGACACGCGAAATTCCAATTAGCGAAATTAATATTTTGAACCTCATTGGTGAGTTTGTTGATAGTGATTTCACTATTAGTACTGAGCTATTGGAAATTTACCAAGAAATTGAAAAAATCCTGGAAAATCCTGATAATTTTGCCCCATACGTTGGTCTAGAAGAAAACCAAGTGGTTGTAAAAAATGCCAACAAGCATTGCTACGACTACATTGAAAAAAATATTTCAGATGAGACAAAGGCTAATTTTTTAAGGTATATTGAAAAACTGAAAAATTGTGGTATCTACCATAAAAATCAGGAAATTTTGGAAAAAATTGGAAATCAAGCACCTAACGATTTAATAAAAAATATTTTGTCTCATGGCTCGACTAGATTTAGAATTGATCCTAAATCGTACGACTGTGAAAAAATTGTGGATGTAATTGATACACTTGATCAATGGCCAATGTTAGTGCTAGTTGATGAAGATCATAGGGCTTATGACCAGGTTTTTTCCATGTATTCTGCGTTGAGTAAGAAAATTTCAAATCAGGACATGACAGTATTTTTTAGAGTCGATAAAGGACATAAAAATTTTAACGAGTTTACCCAATTTGTCAAGGATAACAACTTAAATAATTATATAGGCTCTAATACAAAGGTAGTTTTTATCGCAAAAAACAAGATTCCTAAGCCTTTACTAAAAGCGGCCTGGAAACCTTATGCCGCAATAATGATGAGTCAACATGACTTTGGAAAAACATCTGCCTTTCTGGATGACATTTCTACAGTTTATTATTATAATACTTCAGTACTCGTAAGACATAATAAAGTAAAAGGAGCAAGACAAATTGCCCAGTTGTAAAATCGTAATTAGAGACGAAGTAAACATAAAAATCGAGGGTCTTGCAGTAGAAGTCCGTCGAAAGATTTCTAACAAGTTAAAATTTGAATTACCTTATGCTCGTCATATGCCTCAATACAAATTAGGCAGATGGGATGGCACCACGACATTTTTTGGCCTAGGCGGAAATGGATATTTGAATCACCTCGATGTTATTCTAGCTGTGATAGAAGAGTGTGGTGTTGATGTTGCAGAAATTGACGACCAAAGACAAACTCATAATTTTCAATTCCAAAAGATTACAGACCAATACTGGGCGGACCAAGGCAAGACATGGCCAGAAGGTCATCCTAAAGCAGGTGAGCCAATTGTTCTACGTGATTATCAATTAGACGCAATTAATAACTTTATGGAGAACCTACAAGGCCTCCAAGAACTAGCAACAGGTGCTGGTAAAACAATTATTACTGCCACACTTTCTGCACTTTGTGAGCCATATGGACGAACATTAGTCATTGTACCTAACAAAGGTCTTGTTGTACAAACAGAAGAAGATTATCTTAATGTAGGACTAGATGCGGGCGTATATTTTGGCGATAGAAAAGACCTAAACAAGACACATACTATCTGTACTTGGCAAAGTTTAAACATACTTGACAAGAAATCTAAAGACGTTACAGACGAAGAAATATTAACATTGGCAGAATTATTAGACGGCGTTGTATGCGTAATCGTCGACGAAGTACACATGGCCAAAGCCGATGTTCTAAAGAACCTATTAAGTCAAAACTTAGCCAATGCTCCTATTCGTTGGGGATTAACTGGTACTGTGCCAAAGGAAGATATTAACTTCCACAGCATCCTAGCAACATTAGGTCCGGTTGTTAATCGCATATCAGCACACACTCTTCAAGAGCGAGGGGTGTTGAGCCAATGTCACGTTAACATTTTACAAATGATTGACGTTAAAGAATTTAGAAGCTATCAAGAAGAATTAAAATACCTAGTGTCTGATAAAGACAGAATGGATTATATTAGTAAAGTATGTTCGTCAATTAAAGAATCCGGTAACACACTTATACTAGTAGATAGACTAGATGCAGGTAGACATCTAGCGGCTTCAATACCTGATTCAATCTTTATATCAGGCGAAGTTAAACTAGCAGAAAGAAAAGAAGAATATGACGAAATTAAAACAAGTACTAATAAGGTTATTGTGGCAACTTACGGTGTGGCCGCTGTGGGTCTTAATATTCCTAGGATCTTCAATTTGGTGCTTCTGGAACCCGGAAAGAGCTTTGTTCGCGTTATCCAATCTATTGGACGGGGTATTAGAAAAGCGGAAGATAAAGACTTCGTACAAATCTGGGACGTCACAAGCACAGCAAAATATGCCAAGAGACATTTAACAGAACGTAAAAAATTCTATAAAGAAGCAAAATATCCATTTACTATTGAAAAAGTAACTTGGGAAAAATAAGGAAAAATATGACATTAAGAGTAGCCTACTTTCAGCCTATGGTGTTTGCCATTGACGATGTTCCAGCAGTACAGTTTAGTCAAATCTTTAATCTAACAGAAGCTCTGCATTCTCGATCCGATCTAAATGATTCTAATAATCCACTACTAAGCATTAGAGGAGGACAGCAAATACAAGTGTATCCTAATCAATTAGGACTAGACGTTAGCTGGTTAACTAATTGGATTGAAAGCATTTGCCAAGGATACTTAGAACTGATATCAGCACAAAGCGGTGCTGAAGAAATGAAACTTTGCAAGCCAGTAGTTACAAGCATATGGACTATTAGACAAGAAGCCGGTGACTATCAAGAAATGCACAGTCATCCAGGCGGACATCTCAGCGGCAACATTTATATTAGAACACCAGAGTTAGCACCTGGTAGTCAACCTAGCGACAGTCAAATTTTATTTAGACTGCCTCACACTAAAGATGTTAGTAAATTTATAATGAACGACACTTGGAAATACACTCCTAAAGACGGAACTGTAATTTTATTCCCAAGTCATTTACCACATACTGTTTACCCGTGGAAAGGTACCGGCACTAGAACTGTTATGGCCTTTGATACCATACTAGTTCCAAAAGAACAACAATAAGGAAAAATAATAATAATGATGATACTAACACTAGACGACAAGACATTTGATTTATCTAAAATGCCAGATGAGCTAGAAGACGATATACGTTTTAGCGTACTAGATAACAGCGATCCTAATAATCCGGACTTCTTTTTTATTCCGTTAATTTTCTTGGAGAGTTTTAATAGTCCGGCGATGGTTTTAAATATCGGCGGGTATGAAGTAACTATGCCTATCGATTGGTCTATTGCTGTTGGCGACAGTCAGTGCGGAAGTGAAGTAGAAGTATTGCCCTTAACTAGTTTAAATGATAGAGGATTTGAAGCTTTTCTATTCAACCCATTAAGCGCATTTAGACACGGATATGCAAACATTGAAATTGTTAATGTCTACAATGATGTTAAGTGGTACTTCCCTAAAATGAAAAACAATCAGCTTTTATCAGTTCCTTTGTGGGACGGTGAAAAACCAATGTGTGCTTTCTTTACTAAAGATATTAGTAGACAAAGCGAAATGATTGATCATTATAAGTTATTATGAAACTTGCACCAGTTCCGTTGTTTACTATTCCTGTATGGAATGAAGATATGCCAAACTTTCAAGTTTATCAATCTAAATTCATTGAGGAAGTAAAGAACTGTCGAGCTAAAGACCCCGAAGGAGTTAGTAGGTCAAATCTTTACGGCTGGCAAAGTCAGCCTACAATACACAGCATTGAATCATTTAATCCGTTATTTGATTTCATTCTAAACAGATCTAGATTGGCAGCTAATTCTATCGGGCTAGATAGTAATATTGGGATTTCGGCAGCATGGATCAATGTTAACGATTCATCTGCTTGTATTAATTTTCAACACATACACGCAGGCGTTATCTCTGGAATATTTTATCTACAAGTGCCAGAAGGTAGTGGTCAATTAAACTTAATAAATCCCGGAATGAATCAACTGTGGGAAGGTCTGGGCATAGTAAAAGAAAGAAATCAGTTCACAAATGAAGCCCTTGGTATAATACCTACAGAGGGTACATTGATAATGTGGCCCGGATATGTTCCCCATTCAGTTGGGTCTAATTTGCACAATCAATCTAGAATATCTATTGCCTTTAATACAACTATACTGGAATCAAATGGGACTACTTAAACCAGGCGCAACCTATGTATATGAACGTGCCGACAATCGAATTTATGCTCGAGAAGTTGGCAACGATGAACGAACACTAGTAGGATATCACATGCCAAACCGGCCACAACAATACGACTTAATCGAAACTCAACTTTGGCAAGACATTGTCTATGCTGGAAAGAGCAACCCCGCCTTGCAAAAAGTTTTGGATCGTGCTATACTAATATATAACACAATAAAAGACGACAATGAGTGATAAACTAACAATCAAAGATGAAACAGCGGCCATTGATATGGGCGCCAGAGATCTGTGGGATAACTTCACAGATGAACAGAAAAAACAAATCAGTTTCTATTTGTTGAACCGTTATGCTAGCTCAATTAAAACATCTGACAGAGATGCTCAAGAGCTGGCAGTTTTTACTACAAATGAATATTTTAATAAACATTACTTCTCATTGACCAAGCATCCTAAACTACTTTGGTATTTGCTTTGTATGACTGGCAATGCAGAAAAGAAGTTGTACTTTCATGAGTGGATTGGTTACAAAAAGAAAACCGGTGACAGCAAAGTTTATAAGTTTTTAGAAACTCTATATCCCTATATGAAAGAAGACGAGCTCGAATTGCAATCTATGTTAATGGATACAAAAGAAGCTAAAGAGCTTGCAAGAGACATGGGTATGTCGGAAGAAGAAATTAAAAAGATTCTATGAATTTAGATGTTTTTGAAAAAACAAAAAGGATAAAAATATCAGTGGCAGCAGTTGAAAAACCATACGTGTGTCAATACTGTGGTAGTGCTTATGTTAAGGAAAGTACGCTTACTGTTCATATGTGCGAACAGAAGCGTAGAAATCTCGCCAAGACAGACAAGCACGTTCAACTAGGATATCAAACGTATATTAGATTCTTTCAGTTGAGTCAAAAAGCAAAGAACACAAAAACATATGAAGAATTTGCCAAGAGCCAATACTATAATGCTTTCATTAAGTTTGGTAGTTTCTTGAGCAATGTAAACCCTCTTTACTTAGATCGATACATTGATTTTGTTGTTACTAGTGGTGTAAAATTAGATCACTGGTGCAGAGAAGAACTGTATTATAATTACGTCTTAGATCTAATTAAAAAGGAACCTGCCGAAGTTGCATTACAACGTAGTATAAACACTATGATAGAATGGGCAGATAATAATAAAAGTCAATGGAATCATTACTTTAAATACATAAGCCTCAACAGAGCAGTATATGATATTAAGGACGGTAAAATTAGTCCTTGGCTGGTATTAAACTGTGACACTGGTCGAGCTATGCTTGGCAAGCTCAATGACGAACAATTAGGAATTATTTTTGAAGTAATGAATCCAGATTTTTGGGCCAAGCGTTTTAGAACATACCCTGCTGATTTAAGTTTAGTCAAGCAGGTAGTAGAAGAAGGAGCCCTATGAGGAAACTGAAAGACGGTACAAAAGCTAAAGAGTTAAAAGAGCCAGTTGTATTGACAATAGTAACAAAATGTCCAGAGAAATGGATGTTAGCAGACAAAGAGACTGGTGAAGTTTACGTGCCGTATCTTACAGAAGGTCCGCTACAATGGAAGAAGATTGCAACATGGGACGGTAAAGATGCCTGATATTGATATTGACTTTGCTGACAGGACACTTGCACTAAAACTGTTTGAACACACAGTTGCAAGTCGTGACGATCATGGAGAAGTGAAGCCTCACAATACTGGTATATATGTTACAGACATTCCTAAAGATGTCAGAACAAATCTATCAACAATAGATTACAAGTCAGCAGAAGACCGAGGCTATTTTAAGATTGATTTTTTAAATGTCAGCGTTTATAACCAAATAAAAAACGAAGAACATCTTAAATTTTTAATGGAGCAAGAACCGCTATGGGATTTACTATTACAAGACGAGTTTGTGAATCTGTTATTTCATTTGAACGGGCATGGGGAGGTACTGAAGAAGACTTGCCCTACTTCCGTGGAACAATTAGGTGCGGTCCTCGCTATGATCCGCCCAGCAAAGAGGCATTTGATTGGGAAGGATTGGACGACGATTATGACGGAAGTGTGGACAAAACCGACTACTGACGAATACTACTTTAAGAAGGCACACGCCATTGCATACGCTATGGCAATCGTTGTGCAGATGAATTTAATTTGCGAAAACCTAAGTGAAGGCGGAAGTTAACGTCTAGGTTTAACTAGTTGGATCATTTTGCGTTTGACACGCTTGATTGCCATATTGTGTAAATTAATTGTAGGACCAAATACTACATTAACATCCTTAGTATTCATGGTCATAATAGTGTAGCGATATTGTTCCATTTCTTGTTTTAAGAAAATGCTAATAGGAATGCTACGATTTGACTCCCACCACCATACTTCGCCGAGCTCTAAAAAGTGCTTGCGCTCCTCTTCAGATCGTAGTTCTTCATAGTTATAGATACTAGTTACGTATTGATCCTGGTTGATTACGACCCCCACGTATTCTACACCACCATAGTGAACAACTGAAATAAAAGGGAAGTTTTCTCTGATCTCTTCCGTTAACTTTACCATAAATACTGTATGACCTTCATATAAGTGAAAATTAGTCCAATGCAAAAAATTCAATTTTATTTAGTTCCAAATAGAATCACAGTCACGACAGATATGGCAGGATTTACAACGGAGTTTAGAAAAGTGTATCAACGTACAATCAAATTATACAAGGGTATCGATAATACTCTTCAGTTCGAAGTTAGGTCTGCTGACCAACAACGACAAAACGTAGTAGGATCGCAGATTGTAGTACAGTTCCTTGATTCTACTAGAAAAGAACTAGCTAGTGTTACTGGCAACGCTATTATGAGTATGCCTGGTATGATGGAAGTAGTTGTGCCTGCTACAGCAATAGAGGACATTAGTCCGCAAGAATTAAGCATTGTTGCTAAATTAGTTAACATTAATACAGAAGCTGAATCTATCCTATATAGTGATAGTCAATTTGGACTAGCTGCCACTTGCCAGATTTTAGATGGTTACAATACAGTACCAACATATCAAGACGAAGCAATTTGTTTTAACTACGAAGCAGATCAACACGCATACACTAGTGAAATTCTACAAATTGGATCTGGCATTAACGATTCTCCTACTAGAGACATGACTGTTGAATTGGTTGGGGATTTTATTGGTATTGTACACGTAGAAGTTACAAAAGATAAAAATACAGCATTTGGTAATAAATGGGTCAGATTAGAAAGTTGGGATTTGGAAGTTGACAATCCAACAAAGACCTATAACAATGTAGACTATCGCTTTGTTCGCTTTATTCACGACGGCGGCGGCCCTGGATTCGGAGCAACATTCAACATCATATTAAACAATGGTGTATATGAATTGGTCAGTGTTATCATTCGCGGACAAGATTATCGAATCGGAGACCAATTGCGTATTCTAGGTAGCCAATTGGGCGGAGACGATGGCGTTAACGATTTGGTTATTACTGTTGAAAACGTCAATACATATCCGCTAGGTAGCCTCAATACTATCACCGGTATTACTTGGGCAGGTACTGGCACTGGCACTGGGTATTTTAGAAATGTGCCCGCAAACAAGATTAATTCGTTCAAGACTGTTGACAAAATAATCGTAAGAAGTTAAACTATACTTGATGAGTATAGTCGACACAATCTATTCGTACCTACCGGCAAAACGCAAGAACACTCCAAGTGGTTGGACCAAGTTCAACGCAGTTTGTTGCCCACATAATGGAAACACTCCTGACACACGCCAGCGCGGTGGTATTATTCGAAATGGAGACGGTGTTAGCTATCATTGCTTTAACTGTGGATTCAAAGCCAGTTATCAAGCCGGGCGCCATTTAACACGCAAAATGAAGCAGTTGTTAGAATGGCTAGGTGCTCCAGACGATGCTATCAATAAGATTAGTTTGGAAGCTCTAAAGGTCGAAGCTGACCAAAAAGAACTAGAAGCAGTTAGTTTACCTACATTGCCCGATAAAGAATTACCTAGAGACTGTCAAACACTTGAACAAGCACTAATGTCTGATCCCGAAGCAGTTATCGGTGTAGCAGACTATATACTAACCCGAGGCTTTGACATTAGGGGCGATTGGATGTGGAGCCCAGAATTACCAGACAGACTGATCATACCTTTCCGTTACGAAGGGCGAATTGTAGGTTATACTGGTCGTAAGATTACAGACGGCAAGCCTAAGTATCTAAGCGAACAGACACCCGGTTATGTGTTTAACTTAGATGCACAAAACAATGACAAGCCAGTGGTAATTGTAGTAGAAGGACCATTGGATGCTCTGTCAGTTGGTGGTGTTGCTATACTGGGCGCAGACATTATGGACAAGCAGGCCATGCTGATCAATCGCATAGGCAAGAAGGTCGTTGTAGTACCAGATAGAGATTATGACGGCTTTCGCACAGTGGAACGTGCTATAGAACTAGGTTGGTCAGTTAGTATGCCCGAATGGACTGACGGAGTTAAAGATTGTAACGATGCTATACGCACCTATGGAAATTTATGGACTGCCTATTTGATCATGCAGTCTGTGGAAACAACAGAATTAAAAATCAAACTAAGAGCCAAAAAATGGTTCGATGGGATAATATAATTATATGACAACAAGACAAAATACAGACTACGGCTACGACATTCAGAAGTTATATCTAGAAATGATGCTGAGCGATGCCAGCACATTTGTTCGCTGTCAAAGCATCTTTGACGCTTCGTTGTTTGATCGTAAACTGCAAGCACCTGCAGAGTTTGTCAACAATTATGTAACTGAACATAATGCACTACCTACATATGAAATGGTGGCGGCTGCAACGCATGTCGAATTTAAAAATCCCGGACGTTTGCAAGACGAACATTATGATTGGTTGCTAACTGAGTTTGAAACATTTATCAAACACAAAGGATTAGAAAAGGCCATCCTTGAGTCAGCAGACATGCTGGAAAAAGGTGACTATGGTCCAGTTGAAGAACTGATTAAGAAAGCAGTACAAGTAGGTCTACAAAAGGATATGGGTACTGATTACTTTGCTGATCCCAAAGGTCGATTGGTCGGGCTTAAAGATAAAAACGGACAAGTTAAGACTGGTTGGGATACAGTAGATAAGCGATTGTTTGGCGGATTCAACAGAGGCGAACTTAATATCTTTGCTGGCGGATCTGGTGCGGGTAAATCCTTATTCTTGGCTAACTTAGGCGTAAATTTTGCACTCGCTGGATTGAACGTAGTTTATCTAACACTGGAACTTTCTGAGCCGTTAGTGTCTATGCGTATTGACTCAATGACCACTGGCATTACAACTCGCGACATCTTTAAGGATCTCGACAACGTTGAAATGAAAGTTAAAATGATCGGCAAAAAGTCCGGTGCAATGCAGATCAAATACATGCCAAGTGGTAAGACTTGTAACGACATTCGTGCTTACATGAAAGAGTACGAGATCAAGATGGGCAAGAAAATTGACATCTTATTAGTAGACTATATGGACTTGCTAATGCCTTTGAGCCGTAAGATTTCCGCGGAAAACTTGTTTGTTAAAGACAAGTATGTGTCGGAAGAAATGCGTAACTTAGCCATGGAAAAGAACTGTGTATGCGTGACAGCGGCGCAGTTGAATCGTGGCGCTGTTGAAGAAGTTGAGTTTGATCACAGTCATATTTCAGGTGGCTTATCTAAGATTCAAACTGCTGATAACGTGTTTGGTATCTTTACAAGCCGTGCAATGCGTGAGCGTGGTAAGTATCAGATCCAGCTGATGAAAACTCGTAGTAGTTCCGGTGTGGGTATGAAAATTGACCTAGAGTTTGATGTAGATACTCTTCGTATTACAGACGCTGGAGAGGATGGACAAGGCGAAGAATACCGTCCAAAATCTAGTGCTATCCTAGATGATATCAAACGCAAGGCACAAGCACCTAGTGGCGGAACAACAGTGGATTCTAGCACCGGCGAAATAATGACAGACCCAACCCAGGGTGTAGCTATACCTAAAGTTAGGGCACAAACAGACTCGACTAAACTACGTCAGTTCTTAAATAACTTAGGTGACAATTCAGAATAATAAAAATAAATACTAGCAACGAGCGGGAGCTAGTATTTTATGGCAAGAGTAGCAGTAGCACAGCGTAGTATTAGACTACAAGGTCGTACGGCCACAGAACTTAATCAATTAGTCGGAGTTAGCGGCGAAATATTCTTTGATACTACTAATCAAGGACTGCGTATTTTTCCAACTGCTGGAACTAACAGCGTTACATTATCTACAAAAGCCTATGTTGATACGCAAATAGCAAACTTAACTGGCGGCGCACCGGAGACATTAAACACATTAACTGAACTAGCTACTGCATTACAGAACCAAACAGTATCGACGGCAGTATTAGAATCAATTGCCGCCAAGGCAAATACTGTTGATTTAGCCCCAGTAGCGTTTAGTGGTAATTATGCTAGTTTAACTAACAGACCTAGTATTCCTTTACCGCAAATAAGTTCTGATTGGAATGCAACTAGCGGAGTATCAAGAATTGTTAACAAGCCAACTAATGTAAGTGCATTTACTAACGATGCAGGCTATGTGGATGCTACTGCAATAGCTGGTAAACAAGATATTCTTGTTTCAGGCACTAATATTAAAACAATTAATAGTACACCGGTACTCGGATCGGGAAATATAACTGTTCAAGCAACCCTAGTTTCGGGAACTAATATTAAAACAATCAACGGAACTTCGTTGCTTGGTTCTGGAAATCTTTCTATTACTGGCGGCGGTGGCGACACTCTACCGAGTCAAGTTGGAAACAGCGGAAAATATTTAACAACTAATGGATCTGTTTTAAGTTGGGGAACTGTAAGTGGTGGCGGGGGCGGGGGAACTGCCTACGACCAATCATTGAATACAACCAATGATGTACTGTTTAATAGTGTTACTACTACTGTTGGTTTTTCCTGTGTATCTGCAGGAATTCCGACTGTACTAGGTAGTGCAGAGCTTTATCTAACAGCAACTAACCGAGTTAGTATACGCACAGGTGTACTTAATGTATCATCATTAACTGCGGAAAAGAAAGCAACTATTGGCCTAAGTGATGGAGACATCTATATAACTTCGACTGACGGAGAATTAAAAGCATTCAGTCAAGGTAAAGATGCTTCAATCATGTTACGTGTGTCGGCTCCTGCTACTTCTATAGGAGCAGCCGGAGATATTCCAGGACTATTTGCATACAATTCAAGTTATTTTTACACATGTACAGATTTTTATGATGGCACAACTGCTATCTGGAAAAGAATTGCACTAACTTCATGGTAACAAATAATGCAAGACGAATATAAAGAATATGTAGTCGGTCTTAAAAAAAGCGACGATCCGAGCGTTTACGATTCTATTTGGGCACAGATAGAACGAGAATCTGAAGGTATAGAACATATACCAGATGAAGCATTATCAATAGCTGACGAAAGATTTGGTAGCTATCGCTTATGTCATTACAACATGACTGACGCTCAAGCTGAGAAATTAAGACAGCATCCCCAAGTTGAGGTTGTAGAAATACCTGCATACAAGAGACCAAACTTAAAAATTGGACTGCGTACAACTCAATTTGGAAACTTTACTAAAACAGAAAGTAAGTCTGGGAATAATTTAAACTGGGGACTAATAAGACATTCGATATCTCCTAACGCCTACGGAGACTCGATGTCTACTACTGAGTCATATACCTACTTGTTAGACGGTAGCGGTGTTGACGTAGTTGTCCACGACACGGGATTACAAGTAGATCATCCAGAGTTTACAGACGAAGGCGGCAACTCTCGCGTACAGTTAATCAACTGGTATGAGGCGGCCGGCATTTCTGGTAAATCACAATCGTCTGGAGTATACACTGACACCTACGGTCATGGAACTCACGTAGGTGGCATTATGGCCGGAAAGACGTACGGGTGGGCCAAGAATGCACGTATATATGTAATGCCCGTAGCAGGTCTAAGCCCGTACGGGTTTGACATGAATGAATGTTTTGACTTGGTCAAATTATGGCACAGAAATAAACCTATTAATCCAGCTACAGGTGTAAAGCGTCCAACCGTTGTTAATATGAGTTGGGGGTACGCATGGGGCGGATATCCAAATTTATCGGGAAACTATAGAGGACAATCTATATCTACTCTAAACTCTAGCCACGGTGTAACTGGAAATTCATTAAGTATTCGTGTAGCATCCGTAGACATTAACGTTCAAGAAATGTTAGACGAAGGAATTATAGTTGTTACCGCGGCAGGTAATGCAAATGCAAAGATTGATGCTCCCGGCGGTGTTGACTACGATAACTATTTTAATGATGGGTATGATCGATACTATTATCACCGAGGAATGAGTCCTTACACCGACGGCACCATTAACGTGGGATGTTTAGATTATTCTACTAACGGTGCGGGCGTCGAACGAAAGGCAACTTTTAGCAATGCCGGTCCCGGTGTTGAAATATTTGCAGCCGGCCATTATGTTATGAGTGCTTGCTCTAATTCTGATCAAATGGGCGGATCTGCACCTTACTACGCCGATGGAAGATTTAGACAAACTAATATTTCTGGAACTAGTATGGCAGCGCCTCAAGTAGCAGGCATGATAGCGTTGTATCTACAAGCTAAACCGGCCTCTTCAGTTGTGGAAGTATATAATTGGGTCAACTCTCAAAGAACACAACTAATGTATACTAGTGGGGTTGATAACGATTATACTAATAATAGAAGCCAGTTTGGCGGTAATGCCGGTATTATTAAATCATACAACATACAAGAACTTCTAGTTAGCTTGCCTCGTATGTTAGACGGTCCAATAACATCAACAGCTAACATAGTAGGTACTGTTCCGCCAAGCGAGAGTTCGTCAGGAGGCCAGGTCACTCAGCTGTATTATCAAACTCCTGGTAGGTATAAACTACGTATTCCTGCGGGAGTAACTAAGTTAAATGCATTGTGTATAGGTGGAGGTGGAGGTGGTGCTTCGGGTACTAGAGCAGGGGGTGGTGGCGGAGGCGGCCTACGTTGGAAAAAGAATATAGATGTAAGACCTAATGAAATATTTTATATTACTGTTGGCGCAGGCGGTGCTGGAGCAACAGTTACAGGTCATGGCACTACAGGTGGAGACTCTATTGTAACTAGATCAGGAGTACCTGTATTAGTTGGTGGTGGTGGCAAACGAGGTAGAAACGGAGGACCATTTGCAGCCGGCGGCCGAGGTAGCAATTTATCAACATATAAGTTTGTCAATCAGAGATACGATGGTGTTACTGAATCAATGAGTGGAGATGTAGATGCTGTTAATAATAGTATCTATCTGCCAGGACATACTCTTAAAAACGGTGATGTTGTGATGTATAGATCGGGAGCTTGGTATTTCCCCGGATATAATGAAGAACACGACATATGGACTTTTAAAAACGCCAGTGACGATCTGTACGAAAATGACTTGTATTTTGTCCATCAAGTTAGCGGAGATTGGATCAAACTACAGCACTATGCCGCTACTATTCCAGGTTGGAGTGCTAACTTCTTAAAAAGAAGAGAAAATATACCTCTTGATAAATTAGACGACCCGAGCTTTGACGGCGAACAACATATTTGGACCAATAACCCAGGGACGTACAACCCAATAGGTCCAGCAGTTGATTTATCTGCAAATACTGGGGACGTTAATAGACAAACTTATGATTTCTTGTTTAAGGTAGAAGACAATAGTATAAATTACTACGGTATTAATCTTATTGTCAATAATCCTCTATACTTTCTTGGTAATCTATATGCTTATGACAGAACATGGGGTATCTCATGGGATTTAAAGTTTGAAAACGTGTTCGGTGGAGATGGCGGCGCTGGTGGCATCGACTGGAATGCATACGCAAACAGCTGGACTAGTTGGAGCTACTCTGGAGGTGGTGGCGGCGCTGGCTCATACGGTTTTGAGAGGACTCCTCAGAATATATATGATTATGCCAACAAATTATGGGAAAGCGGAACTGGCTCATTAAACACTACACGAGTGCTTTCTGATAGCAGGGAAATATTGTATAGAGGTGAAGGCGGATCAGGCGCATCAAACTATCCATTAAGCCTAGCAAGAAGTAGCATATACAGTCAGAAAGCTCTACCTGGAACAATGTATGGAGCCAATGGGGGTCTCCATGGGTCAAATAGAGGTGGTGGCGGTGGCGGAACAGGTATTGCTAAGTTTAATGATACTAGCACTATGTTTAATAATACACTTAATTGGTATTCCTCTGTTGGCTATTCACTAGGCGGAAGTTATTATTCAACACCTCCACAGTTTGGCACCGGTGGTGCTAAGAGCTTGCTCGGCATAACTGCTGGTATTAATGCCCCTGTTACTAGTAGAGTCTACCTAGATAGAAGTGGTACAACTACTAGCGTAAACGGAACAGGCGCTCTATTTAATGTGACTAAAACCGGAACTACATATACAGTAGACATAGGTTCATCGGCTGGAACTGGATATGCATTTGACGACTATATTACTATTCCAGGTAAAGATCTAGGCGGTTACAGCAAGGTAAACAATTTAATCATAAAAGTCACATCAGTGGGAGCTTCGGGTCAGATTACAGGAATACTTAAAATGCCAGCATCAATATATTCTGGTGCTGGCCGAGCACACGATGGAACTATTCTCTTACAAGAAGATGGTATCAAATCCATTACTATCACATCAGGTGGAGCAGATTACTCTCCGGCTCCTATAGTTGCTATTAGACCTCCTAGAATGTATAGGGTCACTTCTGCCGACGTTACTGATGCTGGATATACTCCGAGTAGCCTTCAACCTTATCGTTACGGTTTACATATTGTAGATCACGGATACGTTGGCGGAGAACTTGTAGGTATGAACATATTTGACGAAGATAATGTAAGCGTCATGGTAACTTCTAGTTTTTATAATTTCTCAGGACACCCAGTTGCAGGATATGGTAGCTTTGGCGTTACTACGTATGCATATGTAGATATTGCTACTCTAAAACCAACCGGAGCAACAGACTGGGGAACTGCTCAACAACCAAACAGCGCAATGAATAGCGGTTACTATGGCAATGGTTATAGAAGACAAACCTACACTTCTTATTTCTTTGTTGATGTAGTTGACAAAGACAATATTAGATTGTACGGAGATCTTTTAAACAAAGCAAGAGGATACTTTACAGGTATCACACAAGGAACTGTAAAAATTTACAATGCAGAATGGTGGAACTGGCCGGCTGTGCGTTGTACACAGATTAATGAAGACACCGGTGCTGTTGAAGCTGTAGAGGTTACTAAAATCGGTAGAGGTATGTATAGCATGAATGGAGATGGACAATTGGTCAGTAAACCAGTTGCTATATCAGTGTATGGAACAGGCACAGGTGCTACATTTTCAGTAGAATTAAATGACAACATAGGAACCATTACAGACTTTGACATAACATCAACTATTGGACATTTTTCACCGAGTCAAGTTGAAATATATGCGGCCGGGAGAAATCCAAATTATTTCTATCCTAGACTGAGAAATGGATTCTATTCTGGAGTAGATGGAGATTTAAACTCGGCGCTGTCCCGCTTTAACTCAGACGCAAACTTTTTATTTTTTTATGGCCCAGTAGTAGAACCTACTCTAACTACTACTGTTTCGGATAGTCGACTACTTATAGAGCAGTCAGGACCTGCATACTTACATCAGTCGTTTAATTGGAAGGTAAGAATCTCAACGTACGGCGACACTATACAAACGTCTAACGGAACCACTGGTTCTTATAGTTCAAACGGCCATGGCGGAAAGTATGGCGGTGGTGGCGCAGGGGCATCGGGAACCTATTCGGGCAACGGAGCAGATGGCTGTGTGTTTATCTCGTTAGGTACTGATTCTACATGGCCTTCTATCAAAGGACTGATAACAGACTATGATGCTGGGCCAATAAGTCCCCCAGGCGTTGGTGAAGATTTAACTCCTTTTGAGCAAGCCCTAAAACTGCAAAGAATCGATGAAGATCTAAACGATGATCTAGATAGTGATAGCCCAGAATAACCGATAAATACTAGCCTATAGGAAACTAGTTATATGGCATCAATACAAAGAAGCATACGCCTTGATGGGCGAAACAGCGCAGATTTAGATCGCATCACAGGTGCTAAAGGCGAAATATTTTTTGACAGAACTAATAATCGTCTACGCCTCTACGATGGTATAGTACCTGGCGGATACGCCCTGGGCAGTCAAGAACAAATAGAAGATACTGTAGCTGCCATGTTTAACGGCAGTCAAAATGGCGTCACTGTCAACTATAATGATACCACGGGTAAAGTTACATTAACTGTGGCCAGCGGAGCTCCTACAGCCGCAGTAATTACCTTAACCAATAGTCAACAAAACTACTATCTGCCAAATCCCGATCAAGTATCTGTTCCAGTGGGCACTATATATGAGTTAGCTGTAAAGTCTTTGTTTGGAGCTTTAGATACCGAACGAGATATAAACATACAACTAGAAAATATCATAACATACCCTGCTTATTTTAGCGGTACAAACATCAAAAATAACTCTAATTCTGGAGCTCAAATACAGACAGTCACTCCAGATGATAATTTTCAGTGGCCCATGAGTGTGGGGACTCCTAACACAACAGGTATAGTTTCCGGCCTAGCAAAAATTGTTTATTGTGGTGTCGGCACTTGGACTATCTCAGGAACTGATTACACTGGCCATATGTATACTGTTTTTGCCACTACTGACCTTACCGTGTTTGGTGGTTAACGGTCCCAGAGTCCGTAGCGGCGAAGCCGCGTAGCGGTCAAAAGCCAAAAAAATAGGTGCATAAACTACGCACCTATTTCCCCCTTATAAGGTCCCTTACAAAGTTTGTTTAGTGTATGATCTGTGTCTCCCAGGGTTCTTCTAGAGCAAAAGACAACTGCTCCTCAAACTCTTCCCTCATGTTATGATCTACAGCTACATTACAGTAGACTTGTAGTAGTGCAGCCATGACAATCTCTGGGTTTAGATTTAACTTCTCTAGCTCTAGTACATAGTCGTCTATACGATCAATAATGTACTCTCCAACCGATTCTGCATCGCATTGTGCTAGTTCTTGGAGCTCTTCTTCTGTAACGGTAAGTTCTACCTTGGTTAATGGATTAGTCATACATACGCTCCTTGGTGTAT